TATGGTGCGTCCGGTTCAACGGGCAACACAGGCTCTACAGGCAACACAGGCGGTAACGGCAACCACAGTAACGGTTCAGGTGGCTCTGGTGGCTCTGGCGGTTCGGGCGGTGGTTCTGCTGGTAATTATATTCGTGGCTTTTCTAATGTCACTCTTACGCAAAACGGTACTGTGCAGGGAGGCACAGCATAATGGAATATAGTATCCCAGAAATTAATAATGGCTTGGCTAAGGTCGTATTTCCAGATGATACATGGACGTACATCCCTTTGACCGCAGACATGACGGAAGCGGACCTCGATGACATGGTTCATCGTATGACGCCCCCGCACCTTCTTAGTGGAACAGCACCATCTTTCTTATCTGCCGGTGCAACGAGAACGGCTGCAGAGAAACCAGCAGAAGAATATGTCGATCCACGTCCTGAGTATTTGCAGAAGCGGGAAGAAGCCTACGGATCGGTTGCGACACAGATCGAATTTATAACAGAGAACGGACTTGATGCTTGGGTGGCAAAGGTCGCTCAGATTAAGACCGACAATCCCAAGCCGGAGTAAGCCATGACACGCACTCGCAATATGTCAGACCTGTTGGATAGCAGCGGCGACGTTAAGTCGGGTGCGCTTGACAACGTACCTGCTTCAGACAATGCATCGGCTCTTACATCAGGCACACTGCCTGACGGAAGATTTCCGGCTACATTGCCAGCCGCATCAGGCGCAAACCTTACAGCATTGAATGCAACCAACGTAGCGTCCGGAACTCTGGCTGCAGCACGTCTGCCTGCAGAGATTGTCTCTAGCGACAGCACACCGCAGCTTGGTGGCGATCTTGATGTCAACGGCAACAGCGTTGTTTCTGCATCTGATGGAAACATTGCTATCACGCCAAACGGCACAGGCTCTGTTGTAATCGACGGACTGTCACATCCACAAGCAGACGGAAGTGCCGGTCAGTTCATGAAGACAGACGGCAGCGGTCAACTTAGCTTCGCGACAGTAGACCTTACTGCAATCAACATACTTACGGATACAAGCCCTCAGCTAGGTGGGAACTTAGATGTCAATGGAAATAGTATTGTTTCTGCTTCCAATGGTAATATTGCTATCACTCCAAATGGCTCTGGCTCTGTTGTTATTGATGGGTTGAGCCATCCCCAAGCTGATGGTTCTGCGGGCCAGTTCATGAAGACAGACGGCAGCGGTCAACTCAGCTTTGCTACTGTCGATCTCACAGCGATTAACATAGTCACCGATACAACACCGCAACTTGGCGGAACACTCGATACAAATGGTCAGGCAATCCAGTTTGGTTCGAGCAAGTGGACTATCGAGCTTTCAGGAAACAATCTTCTTTTCAAGTACAACGGCACAGCCAAGATCAAGTTCGCGGATGATGGCGAGATCGTGACTGTGGACGACGTAACAGCATTCGGAGCAATCTAAATGCCTATAGGCAGTGGAACAGTAAGGATGTCAGAAATTCGTACAGAGTGGGGACGCTCTGGAACGATTAAGATGTCTGAAATGTACAGGGGTGGTAGCCATGTCCTCGCAAAAGCAGGCAACAATGGTTCTACTAATCTTGCTGCCTCTGTTCCTACCTCTGGTGCTATTCGCTTTGTTGACTTTCGTGATACTGCAAAAGGCTTTCGTAAAACCTATAGCAGTGGCGCAACCAACCAGGATGCGTCATCCGTGTTTGGATCAGACTACGGTGTTAACTACCCAAAAGAGATCGTAGTAAACAGCGGCGTAGAACTGGGTGCAACCAGTACATCACAAGAAGCACTGCAGATAGACAGTGGTTTGGCTGGTGGATTGACGATTACCAACAACGGCACATTGAGTGGCGCTGGCGGTGCTGCTGGTAGCGCAGGCGGCGATGCTTTCCAAGCTGACGTTGCCTGTACTCTCATCAACAATGGTACAATCCGTGCTGGTGGCGGAGGCGGTGGCTCTGGAGGATCGGGTGGCTCTGGCGGCACGGGTGGCCAAGGATCGACCAGCTCTACTTCTTTAGGTAACAGATCATCCCCCGGCACAACGGGGCAGCACCATTACTACCGCAATATTTATTACGGTCACTACCAAATTAGATGGCAAGGCTCTGGTTTGAGAACAGGCACGCAAGGCGGTCAAGCCGTCCCGTGGGATAGTGGTGGTTATCGTTACAATTCTGGCTTTTCGGTTTGGTTAAATGCTGGTGGTGGCGATTACTACTACGATCTTTACAGAGATCAATTCATCACAAATTACACCTATTATAATGGCGGCGCTGGTGGCTCTGGCGGTTCAGGTGGTTCTGGTGGTGTAGGTCAAGGTTATGGCCAATCTGCTACGTCAGGCTCTTCTGGTAGTGGCGGTTCTGGTGGCTCTGGAGGTGGCACGAATGCCGGTTCTGGTGGCACGGGCGGAACTGGCGGAAGTGGTGGTGCTGGAGGTGGCTACGGTGCGTCTGGTTCATCAGGAAATACTGGTTCAACAGGAAACACTGGTGGCAACGGCAACCATACCAATGGTTCTGGCGGCTCTGGCGGCAGCGGTGGGTCTAGTGGTGCAGCAGCAGGAAAATACATCCGCGGTTTAAGCAATGTAACCTTGACCCAAAACGGAACTGTCCAAGGCGGGACTGCTTAATGGAAATGGCATTGATCATAGACACTCTTGTTGGCCTTGTTATTGGCGGCTTGGCATACTTTCTTTCAAGCCAAGCAAAAGAACTTAAGCGAGTAGAAGTTCTTCTTTCACGTACAAGGGAAGACTACGCGACTCGTAATGATTTGCGGGGTGATATGTCTCGTTTAGTTGACGCTCTACATAGAGTCGAGGACAAGCTCGACCGCGCACTGAGCAAGGAGTAGATTATGGCTCGAACAGAATTTAGCGGCTTTGATGATGGCGACCTTCGCAAAATCGCCAACAGATTAGGCTTCAGTTCGTCTGCGCCTCTATCTCAATTGGCTAGCTTCTTGTCAGAGAACCCCGCAAAAGCAAGACAGTTTATGAAAGTGCAGAACGCAGCCGTAAAAAAGATGGCTGTTGGCGGAAATGTTACTAGGAAGAAAACAGATACAGATCCTCTAGCGCAGCAGTATGGTCAGGGTTTCAGCGACCCAGACATGGCAGGCATTCAAAACATCTCAGCAGGAAGACTTACATCGGCAGGTGACTTCATCACCGAAGATGCAAGACTGCAAGCAACTGCTATCGATGGAACAGATGAGAGCCAATACATAGGTCCGACAGCCGGACAGGCTGCAGCGACCACCCCTGCTGCCACAGTTACGCAGGGTACGGCTACGACAGCAGCAGCCCCAACAACGATGACTGCCAATACGGTAGATAACGTAGCCCAGAGTGCAGACAATCTTGCTTCAACTCTTTCTCAAAACACTGCAGCGCAAGGCACAGTAGGTGATAATTCACTGTTGACTGCGGCTACACAAACCCCAGCTACAACCGCACTTGCAGGACAGCAAGCCCAACAGATAAATCAAGCACAACAAATCACCGCTCCCACTAGAACGCTTCAGGAAGGCGAGACTTTTTCTGGGGCAGTAGATATGACTGCAGCCAACACAATGGCTGACCAGACAGCTTCTACAGCCGCTACAGCCACGCCTACGCAGCAAGCTACGGTACAGGGTCAACTGTCAAACTTGATGCAGGACTTCGAGGGTGGTCAAACCCCGGCGTGGGCTGCGGGGGCTATGCGCCGTGCAGAGGATACTTTAGCGGCCCGTGGCCTTGGCGCTTCGACTATAGCAGGACAAGCGATCATCCAAGCAGCTATGGAATCAGCTATGCCTATCGCTCAGGCAGATGCTCAAACGATTGCTGGTTTTGAGATCAAGAATCTGTCGAACAGGCAGCAGTCTGCAATGATGGCAGCACAGCAACGTGCGCAGTTCCTGCAGCTAGATTTCAATCAGGACTTTCAAGCGCGTGTGGCTAATGCTGCTAGGATTGCCGATGTCGCCAATAGAAACTTCTCAGCAGAGCAGCAGGTGGCACTGGAGAATGCACGACTAGCGCAGACGGTTGATATCCAGAATATGAATGCAAGGCAGGCCATTACGATGGCACAAGTTGCTCAGATGTCTACGCTGGAACGGCAGAACCTTACAAACCAACAGGCAGCAGCAGTGCAGAATGCACAGGCCTTCCTGCAGACCGACATGACTAATCTGTCGTATGAACAGCAGACGGCGCAGATAAACAGTCAAGCTCGTATTCAGAGCATGTTTAGCGACACTGCAGCAACCAACGCTGCCCGTCAGTTCAACGCCACTAGCTCCAATCAGACTGACCAGTTCTTCGCTAACCTTGATGCATCTGTATCGCAGTTTAACGCCACACAATCTAACTCGATGTCGCAATACAATGCAGGTCAGACCAACGCTATATCGCAGTTCAATACACAGCTAAAAAATCAAAGAGAGCAGTTCAACGCACAGAACCGCCTTGTAGTTGATCAAGCTAACGCACAGTGGCGCAGACAGATTGCTACGGCTGACACAGCAGCGGTGAACTTTGCCAATCAGTTTAATGCTGAAGCACTGCTGGATGCATCTACCACTGCATACAACGACCTATGGCAGTACAACCGTGATCTTCTGGAGTGGGCTTGGACATCGTCAGAGAACGATAAGTCGCGCATGACAGAGATGGCTATCTCAGAGATTAACGCAAAGACCCGGACGGATCTCGCCAAGATGGCGCAGGACCAGTCTAACAGTGAAGCCATCGGCGGTTTCATCTTCGACATTGTCAAGCCGGGCATATCCGACTTCGTCGGCGGATTGTTTGGATAGGGATTAAAGATGTCTAACGATACAGCAAGCAAAGCTTACATTGAGATAATGCGGCTAGTGAACGAGCAAGATGCTCAATCGGGTCGGTTCAAAGCCGATGTTCAGGATCGCATGCTTGGCATGATGCGGCGGCAAGCTAACGCCCCTGAAAAGCCAGCACCATCTCAAGCTATGGGCGCGACACAGGATCAGAAAAGCTACATAGCCAACTATGTGCGCACTATCCAGCAGATGTACGGAGATGCTCAATGAGAAGTCCTGAAAACCCCCTTCTCGATGGCCCTATACCCGGACAATCTTTAACGACTGAACCGGGCAATCGTCCGTGGGAAAATCCACCAAAGATGTCGACGCTCGAAGAAGCCGTAGACTTCTACATGAAGCGTCTGTCTGACCCAGAGATGATGAACAGGATGCTGGACATCCTTGAAGAAACTGAACTGCCTATCACTGCGCTTGTCGAAGTGATGACAATGGGTGGTGTTATGCAGGGTCTTCACAGCGTAGACATCAGCGTCATGATCAGCCCGATCCTTGTAGAGTTTATCAAAGGCGCAGCCGACAAAGCGGGAATTGAATACACGCTTGGCACTGAAACAGAAGGCCAACATAGCCCAGAGTTGCTTCGCTCTGTAATTACAGAGATGCGAGACAAGCCGCCTGTGGAAGCGGTAGATGATCCGTTTTTATCGGATGCAGCCCCTGCCCCAGAACCTGAAGAAGAGCCAGTGGTTGAAAGCCTCATGGCAAGACGGAGTGCATAGATATGGCATTTAGTATAGCAGCAGGACTTGCCGGGTTTTCCAAGCGGGGCATGCAGTTCAATGATGAGCAGCGTCAGCTTACAAACGACAACATCAAGACAGCCGTTAATCTGGTGGCTACGGATGCACTTGAGCAACGCCGAGCTAGAAAAACAGTAAGAACTCAATACGTGGATACAGCAGAAAAGCTGAGTTCATTGGGGCTTAACGGTGCGCAGATAGAAGCTGCCTATGCAAGATATGGCAATGATGCAGGCACAACCATAGGGAGTGAACTGAAAGCACATACAATTGCTTGGCAAGATCAGCAAAGACGTGATGGTAAGCCCACAGAGTGGACTAAGAACGATACAATTGACTGGCTGAATAAAACTATTGCTGTACCAGAAGGTGCAGTCAGCAGACCTATTGACGTGCAAGCAGCGGCTTATGTCGATACTCGCATGCCGCAGACAACTGCTGACTTCGGTGCGCTTGCACAGAGTATTGTTGCTGGCTCTGGTGAAATCACTATGCGTCCGTCAGACAAACGCGCTGATGCTATTCGCAATCAAATGCTGTCGTCTTTCCAAGCAGCTTCTGGTGGTATTGAAGAGACGCAGCCAGGTGCAGTGTTCAACGCCTCTGGTGCGACAGTAAACATGCAACCTAATGCAATCGATGCGCTCGATTTCAGGACGAAATCAGCTACGACAGAGACAGCAGAAAATCAGTCAACGATTACAGGTGCTGAAGCTAAATATGCGGATGTAAAGGGCGGACTTCAGATTGAAGCCCTCACCACACGAAATCTTCTCGACAAAGACAATTTAGCTTTCTTGAAAGAACAGCAACCCCTACTGCTCGAACAGCTTGAAGCGCGGATCGAGGGGCTGAACTTGGACAACGCTCTGGCCGAAGCCACTCAAGCAGATAACATTGAAAAATCATCACTTGCGGTTGCTCTAGATAGATTGCGCGAGGACGCAATGGGTCTAGATATCCAACTCAAAGAACTGAAGCTTGAACAAGACCCACAACTGTTTGAGAAGCAGATGGAGCAGCTTGGCCTTAATATCACCGCTGCTACATACGACAACATGATGAAGAAGGTAGACGCAAGCACTGCAGGCATTCGTGCTAGCCTCGCTCTTCAGCTACAGCGTATCCAAGTCGAACAGGGCAGTCTTCGTACTACACTTCTGGGTGAGCAGATCGAAGGCGAACAGAACAAGAATGCTCTGGCGGGTGTTAATTCAGAAATTCTTGATCAGCGTCTGGCACTGCTTAAAGAGCAGGTCGCTGATGCACGGACGCCAGCCACGTTCCAAGCTGCAATCCTTGAGATTGATGGTGCGTTGCAGGATGTCGATCCATCTGATCCTGAATACGATCAGCTTATAGAATCAAAAGACAACGTCCTTGCTTCACTGGCCATGTACACAGATGCCACCACTAAGGATAGAGCAAGCACTGATCCTAAATTCCCTTCACTGACATCTAATTACAATACCACTTTGAAAGCCAAGCTGAATGCGAAGGGCTTGGACGGAAAGATTAAGTATCTGAAAGATGAAGTGACAGGTGCTGTAACACCTACATGGGAAGGCACTGACGACGCTAGGGTGGCATTCACAACTGTAGTCGAAAGACACAGAGCAACTTACGCCAATGCTATTCGAGGATTTGAGCAAGGTCCGGAGGCTATTGCAGCTCTCGGTCTAACCTTCGACCGGATTCCTGTGAATGACGTGTATGTTGGATCGCCTAGTGGTAGCGGCGGTGCTCAAACTGTCATATCCCCACTTACAAGGTCGCAGCTTGGAACAGTCTACATGATGCCTGATGGTACGCTGGTTCAAGTAATAGAAAAAGACGGTAAGCCCCATCTTGATACAATCGATTAAGGCAGATTCATGGCTATAATTTATACTCAAGAAGACGGGTTTGCCGATGATGATACTAATGCTGCTATACCGACTCGTCGCACTAGACCTACACCAGATGACATTACCGTTGATGGGTTGGCTTCTAATGAAGGCTACCTAAACAACGTCCGTGCCTACATGTCTGACAGGCTTGGCGATAAGGGAAAGCAGCAGGATGATGAAGAAAACGAAGATTACGTAGAACGGTTTTTGACCCACATGCGGTCATTTGAAAACCGCTCCATAGAGCTTACTGGTCAGATCGACTACATGCGCAAGGCAAACGCAGATCAGCGCAAGAAGTTTTTAAACGCATACACCTTGTACAACCAGCTTCCCGGCTTCATGAGTGAAGGTGGCGGTGGCGTGGGCAGCGCTATTGCTGACTATGCGTATTACAATATAGCTGATCCTGTTAATATCGCCGGTCTTGGTGTTGGCAGTATTGCTGCCAAGCAACTTGCAAAGCAGGGTGTAAAAGGACTGATGCTGGGTATGGCCAGATACGGTGCTGTTCCGTTTTTGACGGACGGCACTATTGGTGCTGGCATGGACTTAGGTCTGCAAAAGGTAGAGAAAGAAACAGGCATTCGCGACGAATACGATTTTGGTCGTACCGGCATAGCATTTGGTGCTTCTGGAGCAGGCAGTGCAGCGGCGCAGGGCATTGGGCTTGGTTTATCAAAGGGGGTAAACTCGGTCTTTGGTAGAGACTTAGCGGATGAAGGAACAGAAGCCCTGCTCGATGCTAATGCGGATCGCGCACTAGCTCGTAACGATGGCAACAGAACACCTGAACAAGTAGCCATTGATTCACTCGATCCAGATCCAGTCCGTACAGCGCGTGTAAAAGCATCTCCGAATACGCCAGACGCACCCTTTGATGCGCCTCGTGGCAGGGCTATTTTGGATAGGATGGCCGGTGAATCGGGTGACATGATAAGCCCAGAACTAAGACTGGATATCAACAGATATGTTTATGATTTCCTCAATGAAATGCTTGAGGACTTGCCAAACAAAGAACTCGCTCTTCAGCTACGAACCCCCTCTGGTGAGCGAGTAGCCGATGAGCAGATTTCAGATACAGTATTCCGTGTATTGCAAAACGAGGATCTTGTAGGTCGGTTGGACGAAGACGCTCTGAGTGGTGCTCTAGCAAGAAACGGCGTATCTGCTGAAGAGTTTGCACAGATATACCGTGTAACTGTAGGCGATGCTGCTCGACAGATGAACGCCGCTAGCCAGTTTGCAAAGAAACTCGCCAGAGCCGGTGTTCTTGATAGGACACGTACAGATGCACTTACAGCTTACCTGACCGATAAGAAACCTGTCGGCATAATTCAAAGGGGCGTTCAAGCCTTCGCCAATCCCACCGGAACAGCAATGACGCTGGATAGAAACCGGCGAGGTCTTCTGGTTTCACAGATTCCTACACTAATCCGAAATGTTGGAACTACTGGCATTAGAGGAACTATGGATGCGGCTGCAGACATTATCGATGCAGCAGGTTTTTACGCCATTCGTAAAGCGCAGAAGGCACTAGGTCAGGACGTACCTGATTATAGTCTTGGTTCTGCCTTGTCAGATGCATTTGGCATGGTGCGCAATCTCAACGATCAGGGCTTTAGTAAAGATGTTGTAGCAGCAACGCTCGGCAGCAACCCAAAGCTACTACAACAGATATCTAGAAGCCTGACAGATATCGGAGATGGTGAACTAGCTGCCCCTGTGCGACTGTTGAATTACTTCAACATGACACACGACGGCCTTGTTAGACGAGCCATATATACGTCTGCTCTTGAAAAGCAGCTTAGACGGCAGACCGGCCTGAGCATTGCAGAGACAATAGCTAAAAAGGGCAAAGTTCCGCTGGAGTTCCAGCAGAAGGCAGTTAGAGAAGCATTAGAGTTTACGTTTGCTGACATGCCTACTGGCCCTTGGCAAAGTCGCTTTGTTCAATTGGTAGAGCGAATGCCGTTCATTGGCACGAGTGTCTTTACCTTCCCTCGATTTACTGTATCTGCCCTAAACTTTACAGCTAACTATGTTCTTGGTGGCAAGGCAGGCAAAGGCGTTTACAAACTTGCTAGAGGCGCTGCCACTGGCAATGAAAAGTTTTTGAATGAAGGCATGACCGATGTGTCCAAAGGCATAATCGGAACATACATGCTGTTTGAATCGGTAGCACATCGGGCTGCAAACCAAGATGTGAAGTGGTTCGAGTACAGAGACGAAGAAGGTAAGATAGGCGATCTACGGCCCTTCTTCCCCTTAGCCCCCTACCTTCTGGTTGCAGACATACTCGTTAAATACCCCAGACTACTGGGAGTAGATGTCCCCGATGTACCCGTAGAAAAAAGTCTGCTCAGGTCTGCTAGAAGAGGTCTTGGCAACCTTACCAACAATACCATTGGAGACTCCGATTTCCGTGAAGACGTGGGTGAAATGGGTACAGGCAAGAGTCTGCCTACCCGTGACATTGTTGAAGGCTTATTAGGAACTAGGCTGGCGGGAACGCAGCTTTACATCATTGATGGCTTGTTCAAGGCAGCACAAACAGAAGGTGAACTTGGCGGAACAGCCAGCAAAGACTCAATTGGAAATCAAAAGTTGGCTGAATTAGCAGGCAACTTCTTTGGTGAATTGTTTGGTGGGCCACTTAACGTCAACTTTGTAACCGGATTAGTACGAGATATTGTTCGCACTTTTGATAGCGAAGAAGCCATTGTGCGCGACATGAGAGGACAGCGTGGAAACACTACAGGCGGTCGTTTTGCCGACTCCTTCGTGACAGCGGCTACACGCGGCATTCCTTACATGAATCAAGATAGACCGCCTTTGGAGAGCGCAACAAGACCCGGCAACCTTACGTATCAAAGTCCTCTAGTTACTACCTTTACAGGTATTAGAAAGACAGAAGCTCGTACTGGCTTAGAAGACGAAATTGTAAGACTTGGTATTACCTACAACGAAATCAATCCATCTACAGGTGACGCAGAAGCAAACCGGCTGCTGACTAAAGAACTCGGAATAGTAGCGCCTGACTTAGTGAATATATCTAGTGGTTCGTATCAGAACATGACTGATGCTGAAAAGAAAAATTACATAATCGACACGTATGCCACAGCCCGAAGTATTGCTCGTGAAATAGCAATCGGAAAAAGCTCTATGGATACGGAAACTGTCACCGACGAAACAGGTAAGGAAAGACAGTTTTCTGTATTTGACAGGCAGCAATGGGGCGCAACCCCTCAAAGAATTAGAACTGTAGTCAACCAATATTACATAAAAAATTTCGGGGCTACCGTTGAACAGCTAGGTGCATACCGTGCTGGCAATGCGTATGCCAAAGCCGAAAGAGGCAAGTTTAAGTAATGGCCGCAAAAGATATGTACATAGATCAAATCATGAATGAAGCACTGGGCAAGCAAAAGCCTAGTCTTGATGTCGATGCATTGATGGATGAGCAAGAGCAGGTTGATAGCATGGTCAGCCAGTACGACACTGGCTACAGACCATCTAGCAACGAGCAGTTTGCTGCCGGTGCAAAGCAGTTCGCACTGGATAGCGCAGACCTTGCTGTCGCTATGCTGGGTGGATCTGGCATAGCTGAAGCAGTTGGTGCAGGCGTAGAGAACCCTGTAAGCGCACTGACGACAGGCGAAGAAGTAAAGCCCATACCGTCCCTTGCTGAAGACGTAAAAGAAGGCAGGACACTCGATACTACACTGAAGACCGTAGGTGTTGCTGGTGATGCTCTGCAGCTTGGTGGTGCATACCTAGCTGCTACAGGCGCAGGAGCTATTCCAGGTGGCATCATGTTCGGTGCTGGAACAGGCCTGAAGTTCGGTTCAAAAGCCGTGTCTAAGTACGGTGATCAGATACAGGATGGACTGCGTAAACTGTTCGACCTTGATCCAGAGGCGGCTGAGAGGGCTGCAGAGCGTGTAGATAAGTTTGCAGACGACGATAAGCCTGTCGGTGCAGCTATCAGCATGATCAGTGCTGAGACTAAGAAGACACGCAAAGCAACAGCCGCACCTTCTTTGGTTACGCAACCTAATCGCGTCAAGATAGATGTAGAACCCGACGAAGCAGGTCTGTACAGCCGCCTAGATGCGTCTCTCGAAAATGCTCCGGAAAAAGCTAATAGTAGACAGTGGCTGAAGTTTTTCCGTGATCAGGGCATTCGTACTGACGAGTTATCGCTACGCCTTCCTGAGATAAACGATGACGTAAGCAACACTTTCTCGCTTGAAGAAATACAGACGATGCTTCGAGAGCGTCCTATTACGATCCGGGACAGAGAGCTTTCTTACAATCCGAATTCGGCTGTGCAGCCTTTTTATGACGTAGACGGTACAGGCGACCTTACCCTGCGTCCGGGAACAGGAAGTAACTTTGCAGCAGCTAGGCTGGGTGATGTGGCAGGAACACCTCAGTACGGTGGTTTTTCACTTGTCATACCGGATAAAAAAGGAAGGGTGACAACAGGAGAAATTGCAAGAGGTGATGCTGAAACTTTCAATTACCGTGAATTCCCCGTTCAAGTCACGAGCAATGTAAGACGTGGTGTAAGCCAAGAACTTACCGAAGACCAAGCTAGGTTAATCGATGAAACAGAGCTTGCGATGGCTGATGCCGGAGTACCTCTGGGGGAACTTGATGAAGACATCATGAATGTAGTGCGAATGAAGCACACGGAATTGGTTGACAAAGGGCTGGGCTTTGAGGACGCAGATGAATTTTACGAGAAGTGGGCCGAACACCATTTCTACGATTACATCGTTGAGTACGCACAGGGCGATGCCATGCTTTTCATGGAAATGACAACGTCAGCCCCGCAGATTGCCGGAATCATAGCTGACATTGAGCTTCAAGGTGGTGGGGATATCTTCGCACGTAAATTCAGGGATGCTGTTGAAGAACTGGGAGTGCTGCCCACTCAATCAGCAAATATGCTGAAGACGCTTACGTCCTCTGTGCCTTTGCATAGAAACGCTATGGGCGAAATGGAAGCGGCTATCCGCAGCAGGGCAGTAGCTAAAGGTCAGAATGATCAAAGTATCATTAACCAGCTAGATCGTAGTGAACCGTCTGAAGTCTACGACAGATATCTCGAAGCGCTGCAGGGAGACATTTCTAATTTCGATTACGTAGCTCGACATTTTGAGGGCGTGGATACAGGCAGCAATTTTGCTGAGAATACGGTTGCCCACTATCGCACTACTGACAGGGTCAAAGGTGATAAGAAGTATCTGCTAGTTGAAGAAGTACAGTCAGACGCCTTCGGTTCGGACAAAGCAGACATGCCTATGGACTTGCCCGGAAGGGATAATAACTATCAACGCATGGTTCTAGCTCTGGCTACTAGAAGGGCTGTCATGGAAGGTTATGATGGGATTGCGTTTGCCAACGCAGATCAAGTCCGCAACGTCAATGGCAGAGCGGTGTTTACGCAATATGAGAATATTGACGTGACTACGCGGACAGGGGAGAAGGCGACATCATTTATAGAGAATTCCACACAAGATGATTTTTTCCGTAGCAACATAAATCCCAACGAATTTACACAAGCGGACTACGACACTGCTGATTTAAAGATCGGACCAAATGCGGATACAAGAGATCGCCTTATTGAAGTCCAGAGGGCTTTCGTCAGAAGAACGCTAGCGCAGGGTGATGTCAAAGTTGTAAAGCTACGCAAAACAGGTAGTGGAGAATCACCTCACTATGCTCTGTTCGATAGAGACGGTCTATTTATTGGATCAAGTGATCGCAATATCTTTGAAACAGCTAATGAAATTCAGCAGGGTAATGATGGCGCTAGAAGAGCGAGTACAACGCAGGTTTTTGGTGGCGCTGTAGGCGGCGAAATTATGGCCAACAAACGTCTGAAGATGGATGCTTCATTTGACTTCGGCGCTATCAATGATGGGTACACAGATGTGTATGATCGTGCCATGCCGAAACGGGTAGATGAATTCTTGAGAGCGTTGGGCGATCCCGTCAAGAAGGCTACAATCGAGCTTGATGACGCAGATGGTAAGAACATGGCTATAGAGTTCACAGACGAGTTCAAAGATCTTGTAGAGGGCAAAGGTGTACCTATGATGCGCAAAGGTGGACTTGCACAAAAGAAAGCCCCCCGACAGTAAGGAGAAGAACCTGTCGAGGGGCTAAGAAGCCAGCAGTAGTCGAGGACACCCTACCGCTTGTCACCGCTTCCGTGCAGAACACCCCGCTGCTGGCGATCTGCTAATTTAGAAAGATTGGAATCTGCAATCTGGGCGAGGTCAAACCCCAGATCATTCGCTAGCACTGCACAATACCAGAGGCAGTCACCAATCTCCGCAGCGATATCACGTTTCATTTGGTCAGAGGTGTTACGATCTCTGACTATTTTTTTGACCTTATCAGCGACTTCACCAGCCTCGCCTGCTAACCCCAGAGCGGGGTAAATTATTGCGTATTCCTTCGGGAATATGGCTGTCTTCAGTGCCTTCTGTTGGTACTCGTTGATATCCATCTTGATCTTTGCCCTCGATCTCTGTGCATAAAAGTCCGCGACATGCTCCTCTAGCGTGTCTAAAACCTTGCTTTGATTATCGTTGTTCATGACGTAAATCCATTAGTCAAAAGTATAAATTAACTAGCTTGCATAATCAAGTCGGGGAATACTTTATTAAAGGGTATTAATTCATGTTGTTCAGCAGCATAGCAGGGTTTCTTGAACACGCCGTGATGCCCCCATCGAGCTTCTTTGTACAGGTCTGATGCGTACATACATCCTGCCACCCTGTACTGGCCGCGCCTGCCAATCATCAGCACAAACAAATCGACCGCCTGGTTTTCCTTCATAGAAAACAAGCGGCCATTTGTATGCTTCGTGCTTTTAACGTCGATACATAGATCGCCGTAGACTACGTCACCTTTATCTGTTCCGTTGGCTGCGGATCTTATACCTATTTCAAACACTTGATCTGGGTACACACCAAAGTATTTGCACAGAGCAAGCTCTGACATCACGCCTTCTATATCCGGATCAAGTACAGAAGCCTTTGGTAGGTCTGTCTTCTTTAGCTTGTTCTTTCGCGAGTTAGCATACCGCGCTCTTGCAAGCGCTGTAGCTATCTTCTTTTCGGAATCATCCAGTGTCAGTTGAAGCATCGGCTAACGTCTCTTTCAAGAGTGATGTAAAGCCGGATTCGGTGACATTGAGGCGATCCAAAACAGCGATTGCTCGCTTCTTCTCCGTCTGGATTTCCTGTAGCTGGCTGATTAAATAAAGCTGCCTACCATTCATTTCTGACAGGGGGTAATTGACGCCATCGACGACAATTGCCCCCTCTTCTACCTGCTTGCTTTGCATTGTTTGCTCCATAGTCAACTAGCAATATCCACCACTTCACAAACACCCGCTGTACAGGACAGTTCCTGTGATCCAGTCGTGTTATCTTCTGCTTCGTAGTTTTTCAGTAAACCCCAATCGATCTGGGGTGGCATCTGTGACAGCATCTGCTTGTATTCTTCAGCACTGCAGTCTTGATACGGCGCTTGCTGATAGGTGTGATCAGAGTGTGGCAGGAAGCTGATGCCTGAGCAGTAGTCAAAGTTCTTCCATACCCATGCCCCTACATCCATCCACTCCCCTTCACGTACAGAGATTGTCACGGAAGGTTTGTGTTCACACCAGTCACGTGCGTAGATCATCCACATCTCAAGCTGCTCGATTGCAGTCATAGCGTTGCGGTCTACGCAATTTGTAGGTGCAGACATAGGAAAGCTAAACACAGTAGTCTGATCTGGCTTCATGACATCCGGCTCATTCGGAATGCCTTGATCGACCATGAATTGCGTCAGTGGATCTTTGTTGTCCCCACGCACTGTGCGAATGTAATTGCTGCTGTGCCTTGCGTGAATGCCGCTAGCGCTATCGACCAACTGTGACACAGTACCTGATGGCTTCACACATGTGACAGCGGTGGACTGTGGTATTCCCAGTCTTTGCGCAAGCTGTTTATTAGTATGAACAGCGATACTGCGCAGGTCTTCCAGTATGTGGCCAATGTTCATGCCAAACTGCGCTGACCTGCCCGACAGTATTTCATTATCCATAATCCCTGTCAGAGACACACCCAGCAGCCGCTCTTCTTCAGTGTTGTTCGACCAGATTTTACGGACGTACTTGAAGTTGGTAAGCGTTGACTGCCATGTCCCAAGGATAGTGGCCAAACGAACCTTACGAGCAAGCGTCTGATGTGTATCAGTCTCGCGTACTACAATCTCTGTAAGGTTACATAGCTGATACGGGCGCAGTATTATTTCAGAGCACGGGTTTGTTCCGAAGTCGTGGTCTACGTCACGGCGACCATTCTCGACAGCCTTGTTCTTTGCTGCTTGTCTGTTGAATATGCCCCGCTCACCTGACTTGCTTTCTACAAGCGAAAGCCACTCACGCATGAATGTTTCCATGTCCGGCTTGTATTTGTAGGTGGCAGAGTTGTTTGCCAAAGAACGCTGGCCTTCGTTCTCCCACCATGCACCTGACTTGGCATGGCGCATCTGGTCATCGTTAAGATTGGACAGGCTGATCAGTGCAGAGCGACGTACACCCCCTACTACAACCACCTCGCCTGTCTTGCAGGCAATGTCATGACATTCGATGGGATAAAGACGACGGCCTGCTGCCCGTTCAAACAACCTTGTTGTGAATTCGAACAGTTCGTTCAGGGGCTGAGGGCCACTAGAACGGCCACCAAAGGTCTTCAGACGCTCACCAGCAGCCCTTAGCGCAGACAAGTCCCATGTAGGCACTTTGCCGTCATACAGCAGCGTGATGAGTTCTCTGAAGGCTTTTGCCCAGCCTTCTTTGCTGTCCTCTACCTTGATCACATCATCACAGTTTTCAAAGTGATCTGCGATAATAGGCAGCTTGTCTACATTGTTACGCTCGACAGAGAACCCTACGCCTGTTCCGCACATCAGAATGTACAGAAGTTCGTCAAACGCACGGGGGTGATCCAGAGGCAGGTAGCTACAGTTAAAAGCAGCTAGGTGATTACGCTCAAGCGCTTTACCTGCTGTCATCAAAGCCCTCATGCTAGGCATAATTTCCAGATTAAGAACAGCTTCTTTGAGTTCATCAATCTCTGGCTTTGTGATCGGCACGTTGTGCTTCTCTTCAATCCAGCGAGTCATATAATCAAAGTATCGATCAACAGTTTCTGACCAGTCTTCACGACGGCCTTCTGCATCGAGCCAACGAGCGTAACGGCTTTTATGTATGAAAGATTGGTAGTCTGTAGGCAGTAGGTTATTCATGAATCCTCTCCACGTTAACGCGGCCTACTTCTATATCGACATCGTGGAAGTATTCCCGGAGCAGCTCTTCAACCTGCTCTTCGACATTGTCGTCTGCGGGAACGATTGGTGAATCTTCATCCAGATCAACGATTAGAAGTACCCGCAGTTTCATTTGTTTTCGTACTCTTCTATTAACTTGTCCAAGTACCACCTGGCTTTTTTCAGATCTTCGAGGGGCTTGCCCTTGTATCTAAACCGCCAGAGGTACTTTATTGCCGTCCCTTGTAGGTGATATTCAAAGCCATCACCTGTGGCTGCTTGTATTGCCTCAATGCATTCAATGCTGTTTTCGTTGTAATGTGGTGGGCTGTTGACCATGTCCACGTCGGTCTTTTTCTCGACGTGCTTTTGCTTATGATAATCTTCGTTGCGGATGCGCATGTATTCTTCGTGATGCATCAGGCCGAACCCTGTGTCTTGCCGAAGTTAATACGAATGACATTGCCGTCTTCACGTTCGATATCTACGGCCTGATCTTCGTCTTCATCTTCGCTTCGGATCTTCACGATGTTTGTTAATCTGTGCGCAACATTTTCATCTACTTCAGCCAACTCCAATGCAGCAGCTAACATGTGCGTGACATGCAGCATCATGCTGTGGTCGTTGTCGTCTAGGTCGTTGTCGCCATTCCAAGCGATCTTTACTTCGACATCACCCATCCACGCACCGTCTTCAACGGTTGGACTTACAATCACGACGTAGTCATTTAGATCGTACAATTTTCTTTTCCCCTTTGAATCGAATGAACTTGGTGCGGATGGCCTTGCCCTTTTCCCGTACCCAGTCTTCTGGAATTTCTTTGTCGTAGTAGCGAAAGCCGTTCTTAATGCACCAATCGGCGTAGCTGGATTTAGAACCCTTGCGCAGTTTCCTGCGGCTGCTTTCGAAAACAAAACGTATGTCTAGTTCAGGATGCTGCTGCTTGATCTTCAGGTGTTTCCTTCGATCTGCGGTAGTAAACATCCCCTTAATTTCAACGATCACACCGTTCATCAAGATGACGTCTGGTGTGTAGGTTCTGTAGGCTAGGTCTTCCCACTCAATCTTGGTCTGCTCGTAGGCAAACTTGACGTTATCGTTGGTAAGTTTTTCGCAGATTACTTTTTCAAGTCCGCTGCGAAAGCCTAGTTTTCGGGCTGCTCTGTATGCTTTCGATGAGTACATCAGTCGATATACGCAACCATTGGCTTCTCTTGAGCCGTAGAGCAGCGAGACGGTTCTTCTTTGATGCGACCATTCCAACAGTCGTATCGGAACGAGCAGAACCCACAGGCAACAGACAGCTTTTTATTGCCGGTAGGCTTGCGTCTGTAGAATTCTTCAACCGGCTCGTAACAACGGCGAAACTTGTTAGCCTCTAGTTCAACAACCTTGTCCGCTATCTCCTGCACAACTTCGTTTTGATTAGGGATATCGTATGGAACAAACTTGAACTCCATTGAGTTCTTATTGAGAACGATCCATCCACCCGGTTCTACGTCATCGGCATGGGCGTAACCGCAAAGCTGGGCGACGTAGCCGAATGTATCGTCGGCTGCTAGCTTTTCTGCTGATTCAAACTTGTTGTTGTAAGACCAGTTGCTGGCTGTCTTCACGTCCCAAACAGCATCGTCTAGTGTCAGGTCGTTTGTGCCTTTGATATTGGCTTCGCCAAACTTACCTTCGACTGACTTGCTATCTTGAAAGGCTACACCCGCTTCCTTCATCACGCCCTTGAACACCGCCTCGACGATGTCACCGACGATCATGTTGAGCAGGAATACAGTATTCTTATTCTCCGCTAGCTCTGGCTTGTTCTTCTGATACCAAAGCTGACAGTAAGGCCTGCCCACATTGGACATGCGCCAGCGAAACTTTTCTTCGCGAGTTTCTTGGAACTGTTTAGAAAGCGCCGTGGAGATTTCCCCCACGACGCACTCGATTGTTTCATCAGACATTGCAACACTGCCCTTGATGGCATTCTGCAACCACTGATGTATCTTCAGTTCATTAAGCTGCGTCATCTTCAACATCGATAAAGACATCGGCAGAGACGGTAGACATCAGCTTCTCTTCGTCGGCTGTTGCACTCTGACTGCTTTTATCTGTCCAGCTTGAGATGACGTACTCGTTGTACGACTTGATCCATTCAAGGAAGTCACTGAAGCGCTTCTGATCTTCATCATTGATCACGACAGCTTTCGTCAGGTCGAGAGATGGCACTGGTAGGAAGAAAGCGCCACCTGTCTGAAGCTCCTGCTCAGATGTGTCGAGTGTGATCTTATGTTGAATCGGAAGCTTGCGCTGCCTGCCCAACTGGTTGAACGGTTCGCCCATAGTTTTGAAGGCGGTCTTGTTGTCCACTTCCCAGATGAAAGGCATTGTGCCGACCTCAACGGCGTTGCCGTTTTCGTCGATTGGATTGTTCATCTCGACTTCACCGAGGATGACACGAACACGGCGGATCTGCTTGATCGCCTCTTTCATCTCATCTGACAGGCTATCGAAGTCTTCGATGTAACCTGCTGGCTTACCGCAGTTGAAACCACCAGCCGTATCTTTCAGATCGACTTGCAGATTCTCGTGCATAACCGTCTTGGTGAAATCGTTCTTATCTGCATTGTAACGCTTGTACATAAAGCGTTGCAGAAACGGACGGATGGTAACCGTCTCTGCAAAGTACATAGCTTTGTCTGGGTCTTCCAGACGATAGAATCCTGCTGGCACTACCTCGACGGAACGCTTTCCGTCTTTGTTTTTTACACCCTGATTCCAAATCCGCAAACGCGGCAGGGTTGATCCTTTGGCCTTCTGGTTTGGGTTTACACCCATCATCAAAGCCATAGCTTCGTAATTGTTTTCGTCGATTGTTGTCAGTGTCGTCATTAGCTTTTCCACTTGTGTAAAGAATCCGTAGTTATACCAGATCTTGTTTTGTAGTCAAGTTTGTCAACAGTATTATTCCACGTCAACAGTCTCAAGCCAGTTCGGACCAGCCTTTGCTTCGAGCAGCATCGGAACATTGAGATCGATATTGAATGCCATGTTTATTCTGTCTGTCATTTGATCCGACACTTGTTTAATTACCCGCATAACCTGGCCAAATTCTTCAGGGTGTATGTCCAGAACAAACGAGTCATGCACAGTGTTTACAATCAAGCTACGTAAGCCGCTATCTAGAAGCGCCTGTTCTAGTTGCAGCAGTACAAGCGGAACGATGTCAGCAGTTGCAAACGACTGAACGGGATAGTTCTTGATCTGCGTAAAGTAGCTAACGCTCCCGCCCCGCTTGCGAACAACGTCAGGAAAGCTGAACTCTCGTCCAGATGGTGTGCGTATCTTCTTTGTTGTCAGAGCTTCCGTAGCCAATCGGGCATGCCAATTTGCGATGCCTTTGTATTTTTGCGTGAAGTGTTCGTAGTACTCTGCTTCCGCTGGGCTTCTTCCAAAGCCCGTCGCTCCATATAACGGCGCGAATGTATGCGCCTTCGCTGTCTGTCGATCCGTAGGCTGACCAGCATCGGTAATAACCTGAGCGGTGTATGAGTGTACATCAAATCCAGTAGAAACTTCTTCAATTGCTACTCCGTCTTGGCTCAGAAATGCAGCCACACGAAACTCCAACTGAGCGAAGTCAGCTTCCATGATCTGGCCACCTTCCCATCGTGATACGAAGACTCGTTTCACAGGGAATGTGCCGCCGCGTGGCATGTTCTGAAGGTTGGGTTCACGACTTGCCAGACGGCCTGTCGATGTCATCTGCTGCACCAGCCGGACATGAAGGATGTCGTCAGGCTTGGTGAAGGTGGCTATGCCACCGCAGAAACTAGATAGATAACTGTCGAGTGCAGACAGACGGCGGACCTTCAACAGGAACGCCTCTGCTCGTTTCATTTGTTTAGATCGGGCAACACCCTCAAGATGCTCAAGGTTGCCCTTCGAGCAGCCGAAGCCATTGGCACTAACCCACTTGGCAGATGGGGCGTTGAACTTCAGGCCAGCAACATCTCGTGTGTCGTCATACAGGACGCCCTCACCCTCGCATGTCTGGCAGATGCGAACTGCCTTGCCCAGTGAGCCGTCCTTCTTGCGGACACGCTTACGCCCTGCTCCGCTACAGTCCTTACACTGCCGCACCTTCGTCTTGAACACGATGCTGGTGTGGGCATTGACTGTCTGCCGAAACAAACCGATAGGCATAAATTGATCGAAGCGATCCGGCCATGTCTTCTTGTCCTTGAGTTTGCGACTGAAGATAACCTGCGATAGCTGCTCTGGGCTGTTCAGATTGATGGGCGTATCACCCATCAGTTCCTTGATGTCACGCTGAAGCTCTGCCTCGATCTGTTCTTTCTCGGCTGTGAACTGCTCCGTCACTTCTTCAAGTGCAGCACGATCTACTTTGAAGCCGTTACAGTAGATACGTGTAAGGGTCTTACAAACGCAGTTGGTCAGCAGCACCGTATCCATCAGGCCACTGCCCTCTTGCGTATTTAGATAGAGGTTCAGCTTGTCAGCCAGTTGCTGCGTAGCGTGAAGGTCAGCGGCCAGATAATCACAAAGTTCGTTGTAAGGAATGTCACGGATGCTCACCCCATCCGCCATATATTTCTTCAGCGTGTCTTGCTTCTGCACCTCAAGCTCGTAGCGCTCGGCACAGGCTTCGAGAGATAGCGGCTGCTTCTGGCCACGCTGGATGACGTACTCGACCAGCATCGTATCAAACACAGGACCATCATACTTGAACCCGCTCTCCCACATCCACGCCAGATCGTGCGCAGCATTGTGCGCAATCAGGACTGTGGCTTCGTCAAGGAGCATCTGCACCAAGTCAAAAGACTCCTGATCGGGAGACGAACACTCTGCATGATCGAAAGATACAATTGTTTCGTCGCCCTGATCGGTGAGTATACCCACCATGACCAGCGAGTTCTCTTTCTCAAATGGGTCTAGGTGCAGCTTGCCGTCACGGCGCGTGACAGTGTTTTCAACGTCCAGTGTTAGTTTCATCTAAATACCTCGTGATTGCTTCCCTGATCAGTTGTGCGACACTGACCATCTTTCCTTGCTGCTTTGACTGATCGAATGCAATTTGATGCAGTTCACCAAACATCGTTTCGCCCAGAACTAAATTGTAAACGCGCTTGTCTTCCTCGATTAATCTTGGTCTTGGCATATCATACCCTTTGTCAACAGTAGTTATACACTAAACGTGGCAGTGTCTGGGTTCAGATGCGTATGCACCATCCCGTGCTTACCTGTAAGCTTATTCTTTACAACCACCCAGTGTCGCTCTGTGTCATCGATGTCCTGTCCTTCAACCATCGGGTTCTTTGTCAGGCAGAACATGATGTCTGCTTCAGCAGCTTTGCCTGTCTTGCTGCCTTCGAGCATGGACTGATTGACCATCACCCTGCCCTCGGCTTCAGCAGACATCTGCGACATTGCAAAGATGCAGCATCCATACTGCTTGCCAATGATACGAAAGCGCACGTACATGGCCTTCAGAGCCTCGTGTGCAGCCGTATAGCTGCCCTTCATGGTGAACTTGTCAGCCATGTCAGCAATAACGATGTCAGGCTTT